TCATAATCTTTAAATTTATTTTGAGCTTTTAAAAAAGTTTTTAAATTATCTTTTATATCATCAAAATCTAATTCAGTTACTTGTAGTTTTGCCATTATCGTAATCTCTCTAAAAATATTGTTAAATCAACTAGTTCAGTAGGAGTATTTACGACATAAAATTCTACTGTTATTTCATAAGAATTTCTATCATAATCTGGAATTGTATTAACCCTAACAAGTCTAGCTCTTGGTTCAAAATTTTCAATTACATTTTCTATTTGTCTACCAAGGATTGCTGCAGTAACTGGAGTCATAAGTTCAAATAACATATCTCTAACACCAGATGAAATTTCTGGGTGAAAAGGTTTTTCGTATGTATTCAATAAAACTAAATTACGAATAGACCTTTTTACAGCTTGAACATCTGTTACTACACTTACATCGCGATCAGAAGATTTTTTTCCAAAAAATAAATCTAAGTCTGAGTATATTCTAGCACCACGCGTAGATTCGTTATTTAACTGTGCATCATAGATTGCCATTTATACAGACTCCTGATTTAGTTTTATTTATAAGTTTAAACATAACAAAGCCGCACTAGTTATCCTTTTAAATAAGGTGAAATTCTTCCAGCTTTCAAAGTACTTCTGTAATAACTAGGTATTGTTCCCCAATGACGTTTTGGGCCTAAGTCAATATGAATAAAGCGATTGTAAAAACCAAAAGCTTGTGCACCATGCTTGATTGCAAGTCTAACAAACTCTACTCTTTCCGAGGCTTTTGTTCCAACCATTCGACAATCTAATGCTTCACCCAATAGATGTTTTGAACTAGAGGCTCCACCACATCTTCTATTTTCTTCTGGTGTACGAAGCCCAGAATTAATCGTTATCTGTTTACCCCAATCTATCGCTGTCTTTTCAGCAATAGCAAGTATCTCTGGTTTTACTCCCTCTAAATTTACATCAGCATTGTTTTTAATTTTAAGTCTAGGAAGACCTCTGAGTTGAACTATCCGATAATCGTCTGGAAAATACTTGTTTGGATTTCTTTCTCTTACTTCATCAGTTATTTCACTTTCATCAAAAACATCACCAAATGTTTTTCCTGCTGTTGAAATACCCAAGTACTGTCTATATTGATTTTGGTTCTGATTTGTTGAAACAAAAATACCATCTGAATCTGTTGGTGGTAACTCTTCTTTATACTCATAAGATTTTGGGTCTTCAGTGTTTATCACTTCTTCTCCCTCTGGTGTATCAGCCAACTCAGGATAAAATTTATCTATTGTATCTGTTGTGTCTTTTAATGCTTGTCTTTGCTCTGATACGCTAAGTTGTTCTACAACATCAACACCATTGTCTTCAATAATTTGTACAACCTCTTGACCAGTTGGTTTTGGTGGTATAGCAACAACTGGATAATCACCATCAATATTTGGATTATATCCACCTGTTCCAGCTTTCTCAGTGTTATCCGATCCTTGTCTTTTTACTCTTTCTTCTATGGGAACATCTTCAATTTTTGTAACCGTCAAAGTAGAATCTTCTACCGTTGGTGCTGTAGTTCCTACAAGAACTGTACTAGAAGCTGAATTAATAGTACTGTTAACTGTTCCACCAGATAATCCAGATGGATCAGTTCCCTCTGCTGTATCATCTAAACGAGCTGCACCTTTTGTACCTTGATTAAGATTTATTGTTGTACCATCAATTGCAATGGCACCTTGAGAAAGTAAGTTTAACCCTGCTGCAGTAATTTCTGTTTTAAGACCTATGACAGAACGATCTAGTGTTTCACCATATCTTTCCGTTACTGCTCCAGTGATTGAAGTATCTACTTTGGCTCCATATGTTTGAGTTACGTTTCCTTTGAACACTCCATCAAAGGTATCGTCATACCTTATAGACGCTGCTTTTAATACTGTGGTTTTAAGTATTCCTTCATACCTTTGTGTGGTATCTCCAAGAACAACTGTATCAAAATCTTCCTCGACTTCAATGTTCAGATTTTTACATCTAATATTATAATCTTCTTTTACCAGAGTTTCAGCATTACCATCTATTGTCAGATTTACGTCACCCTTTACGTTTATGTAATTTGAACCAGCAACAAATTCATAACTGTCACCGATAACGTGAACTACCT